GAAAAAGAGTAAGTGCCAGCCGCTTGTCCTGCGTAAGCGTTCTGGCACTCGAACAAGCCTGGTATAGGCAAGTTCCTGGATGCTTTATCAGGACCCGTTTCTTTTGGAAACGAGTTCTCCCAATCGATGGGAGAAAGCACCACGTGACAATCCCATGGTCCATTGATACCAGATCCATCAACAGTAACCTGCTGCCTGATGGTCATGCACACGCTCGGTTCAGTACTCATGTCTGGGTACCCTCGAACGTTTTGCAACTGGTAATCATGGAATGGGTCCAAAGCGGCTTTGAGCCAATCACATCCTCGTTCAGTTAATTGTTCTGTCGCACATAAATCACCAAATGGGTCATCGCTTTTGCTCAATCGAGCCAATTTCTTCACAACTTCAGCACTCATTTTGCTAATGTCCAAATTACGGACCCGGACGGTACCTGCCCGGGGCTCCAACTGTTTATTGAACTTCAATTTAACAGAAGGATATTGCATCTTGAGTTTAACTGGTCGTAAGCTGTGCTGCCCTTTGAACCTCATCTTAGGATGTTTGAGGCTCAACTGACGGGTGACCACTATGTTATGCAACAAGTGGCAAGAAAAAGCGGCTAAAGGTCCGAAACTAGCAGAAATGCCGTTAAGCACCAAATGGCCAAAAAGGCTATATAAGTTCCGATCACGATAGGACTCATACAGACCCATTGCCAGACCGCCTAGAGGAATGAAATAGCGAACAATCTCCTCCAATAGAGCGTTAATGGCTAAAATGCCAAATCTGGGCGTTGGACGTTGGTTTGTTGTGGGCACGAGATCATCTTCACACAAAGGGTGAGTGTGTGGTTCACCCCAATCAGCTGTGATGATCTCACTCATCAAGTCTGACGTCAGACAGACAGGAAATCCATCGGATAAGGCACGTTCCAACTCGCGAATTTCCCCCGGAGTAACATCATATTTCATACAAAACCAATGGATAGTGTCTTCGTCGTAAAACACATCCTCATTGGCATACTCATTGTACTCATATTGGATTGCTTCCTCCTTTTGATATGATAAGTATACTGGATTGTTGTAGAGTCCCTGCATGATAGGTAAACGATAAAGTGAAGCCTTCATACCATTCAGTATACCAGCGAACTGCTGTTTAACTTCATGGTCCTTGTAGTGCGTGTTCTTGCACCAAAACGTCTTGGCAATCAACTTACCAGGCTTAGGTACAAGATTATACCCGCCGACACAAGGAACTATGTACGAAGAACAGAACTCCAAAGAAAATCGATCCGCTATCGACATCTCAG